AAAGAATTTAAATCTATGGAAGATTGGTATAAAATACAAATAAATGATTTTAAAATAAATAAAGGAGCAGGTTTACTTGTTAGTAAATATAATGGTTCACATAGTTTATTTTTGAAAAATGTATATCCTGATTATCTATGGTATGAATGGTTATTTCTTCAATGTCCTAATAATTTTTGGGATGATAAAAATAATCATAAAAGGTATGTTGAATGGTTATATGTAGAACTAAAATATAAATCTATGACAGATTGGTATAATATAACTTATAATATTATAAAGGAAAAAAATGGTAATCAATTATTAGTAAATTATTACAATCACAGATATATATTATTACTACAAAATATATATCCTGATTATAGCTGGGATATAAGTAAATTTCGCAAACAATACTCATATGGACAAATAGAATGGTTACAATATTTAATTACTGAAACACCTGATATTATTCATATTTTAAATGATGATAATGGTGAATATAAAATACCAAATAGTAATTATAAAGCAGATGGTTTCAGTAAAGAAAAAAATACAGTTTATGAATATCACGGTGATTTTTGGCATGGAAATCCAATGATTTATAATAACAATAATATAAACCCTGTAACTAATAATTCGTTTGGTGAATTATATCAAAATACAATTAAAAAAAAAGTTTATTGTGAAAATATAGGTTTTAACTATATATTTATATGGGAAAGTGATTGGATTAGAGGAAAAAATGCTGTTAAAAAAATACAAATGATTTTTAAAAATAAAACAAAATTTTAAATTTCTAATCTAATTTATTAATACTTAAGTATTAATGGGTGTAATAATTATTTATCGACCTTACGTTTAATAGTTTCTTTTAATTGTTCTTCACGACTATTCATAATATGTTTTGTTAAATCTTCTGCTATTTGTGGGTCACTTTTATAATAATTTTGTAGAGCATTTAATAATGTTTTACCGTTTATTGGTTTTTTAACTTTATTTGTTTTATAAACCAATGCACCACCATTTATATCAAAACAATCTATTTGATTTGACTTCATAACAGTTACTAAATTTTCTGTTAAATTTTTTTTCTTGAGATTTCTCTCTTTTATTTCATTTTTCAACTGAGAAATTTCAGTATCCATTTTAATCCATTCTTTTATATTAGTTACTAACTGGTCTTTGGTTTCCATTTAATATAATTATAATTATTATATTTATATTATATTTTATATTATAACTAACTTACTATATTTTATTTGGTGATTAAATTATGATGTCTTTTACATAAACTATCATTAAAAACTTTACAACCACAATATGTGCCCTTTTTTGTTCCACTTTTTAATAAAATGTTACAACCATTATTTATTTTTGTTTCATCATTATTATTGTTATCGTTATTATTGTTATTATTGTTATTATTGTTATTATTACACGTTAAAATATTAATATTACTACTTATAATAGTATTTTCATCTTCTGTTTGTAGTTGTTTTTTATTTAATTTCGCCAACATAACCGAATTTTTTAATTCAGCCTTTGCCTTTAATTGTTCTTCTTTTAATTTCAGTTTTTCATCTTCTTTTGCTTTCTTTATATCAGCTTTTTCTTTCAATTTCAGTTGTTTATTTTCTTCTTTTATTTTTTCGGTTTGTTCTTTTTTGAACTGTTTGTACATTATTTTTTTATGTTTCCAACAGTAACATTTGTCTTGCATATATTCTATTAGGTCTACATTTGTATCATAATTATGAATTTTTGTACCATGAAAAAAACATTTTAATAGTTTACAATTACCAATATTGTGATTATCTGTTTCTACTGGATTATTACCGCTTGGGTCATATAGATTATTTAATGTTAAATACTCACAAGTTTGATATTTATCATTTTGACTAGTGTTAATAAGGTTTATATGATTAACACCTGATATTTTTGACAATCCCAATTCTTTATAATAAGGTAAGATTTCTGACTGTTTTGATCTACAATAAGGGCATCTTATCTCATTCTTATTTAATCGTCCGCTAGTTGCTTCTAAATTATTAAATTTACTTTTATGGTTTACCAAATCTTTAAATAATGGTTCATAATTAAATTTATGTCCACAATTAAGTTTAATATATTTATCAGTTAGAGGTAAATTAGAGATAAGACATATATTATTATCTGCCTCTATTTTATTTATATTTTCTTCAATATCAAGTGATTTATATAATTCACTATAAAAATCAATCCCACCTTCTATAATATATTTTTTCATTAATATAATTTTAAGTATTATCTTTATATTTTTTATATTTAATAGTTATATCAATGTCACCGCCTGAAGTCTGGGGACCTGCAATATGGAGGCTTTTTCATACATTAGCAGAAAATATAAATGAGAATATGTATAAGCATATTTATCCACAATTATTTTTTCAAATCCAACGAATATGCAAATTTTTACCTTGTCCAGAATGTGCAAAAGATGCAAGCATTTTTTTAGCAAAAGTCAAACTATCCGATTTAAAAACAAAAAGAGATTTTATAAATATTTTTTATTTATTTCATAATTATGTTAATGCCAAAAAAAGAAAACCGTTATTTAATTACGGCAATATTTACATTTACAAAAATTATCGTATAATTAATGTTGTTAATAGTTTTATTTCTGTCTACAATACCAAAGGTAATATGAAGCTTATTGCAGAGTCGTTTCAAAGACAATTTATAATTAAAGATTTTAAAATTTGGATTATGAATAATATTAAATTTTTCATTCCTGATCGCGTATCACTACAAAATACAATACAACCTAATACAACTCAGCAAATTGCGGAGATTCCAGAGGCAATTCTAGAAAATGAAGAGGCGAATCCAGAGATAATTCCAGAGATAATTCCAGAGATAATTCCAGAGATAATTCCAGAGATAATTCCAGAGATAATTCCAGAACCAAATCTAGAACCAAATCTAGAAAATCAAGAACCAATTCCAGAGGTAATTCCAGAGGTAAATCTAGAAAATAACGAGTTAATTAATTTATCAGAAGATATCACATCTAATGAAGATAATGTCTCTACAAATGATATGTTAATGGAAGAAATATATAATGATTCTTCACTAGAAGAAACGGTTGTACCAAGTATAAAAAAAAAGAAAAATAAAAAGAAAAAGAAAAATTAAATAGTGGATACTAATGTGCCATCTTTGTATACATTACATTTAAAGGTCTGCTCTTTCGGTTGGTAACAAATTTCTTTATTACTTGATACTTCATTGAAGAATAAAAATTTACCTGAACCTCCAGAATACATTAATGTTACTATAAATGCTGCACTTGCGATTCCTAACAATACATTTAAAAACAAATCACCAGTATTAATTACACAATTTTTATAAACTTTAATAAACATATCTGTAAAAAAGTACACCAAAAGTGTGGTAAAAATCCAGTAATTAGGAGCTTCGTTTGTAAACATAGGCAAAGATAAATACATTATTGTAAATGCGAAAACAAAGGCGCTAAATGTCGCATTACCATATTTGCTATATTGGACTGATGTACAAATTGTACCATCATTAGTAGCTGGTTTTGCACCGTTCATCATATAAATAAAGTTTCGCACAACACACATACCAATTAAAAATCCTAAATAGATGAGGCCTTTAAAATTTTGAAACATAAAAGACATTGCTGTTATACTTGTCGCCAATATGATGGGTGAATAAAAAGATAAAAATACAACAATATTGAATGGTTGAAATAATAAAAGAGGAGCATCAGCTACCCCGCCTGTTTTCATTTGTGTATTTGTATTGCTCATATACTAATAAATAATAATATATTTTTTATTATTATTTATATTATTATTTTCTCTCTCTTGTGTCTTTATTTTTCTAAAATTAAATTAAATACATCATCAATATGTTCAATAGAGTGAAATTTAATACCATCTATTATTTTATTATCTTTATATTTTTCCATTATTTTCTCAAAATCTTTAATATTTTCTTTCGGAAATATAAATTCTTTTATTCCTGATTTAATAGAATGTATTATTTTTTCTTGAAGTCCACCTATTTCTGTTAGTAATAAACCAAAATGAGTTTCTCCAGTAATTCCAAAATAACTTTTAATTTTAATATTATTTAATAAACTGTAAATTAACACTGTAAAAGCGGTTGTTGCTGAAGGTCCATCTTTTTTAGTACTAATATCAGGACAATGAATGTGTATTCCATAAACAATATTATTTTTAGTATCATTATAATTTTCAATTAAATATTTTTGTCTTTCAAAATTTGTTAAATTCCAAGCATTTGTTAAACTAACACTAATGGATTCTTTCATAACATCTCCCATTGAACCTGTTAATGTTAGATCTAAAAATTTATTGGATGGAATAAAACTTGCTTGAAGAGGAAGGACACCTCCTTGAGAGAGTTGATTTGCCCACAATGCATTTATAACGCCCACTTTACTTTCATTATGAATCTTATATACCTTAACTTCTCTCTTATCTTTGAAATAATTCATTTTTATGTCTTCAATTGTTATATCTATAGGATAATCATAGTGTTTATCCAGTTTTAAAACATTTAAATTTATTTCTCCTATAATTTCAAATAATATTTCTTTTAATTTTCTTACACCTGATTCTAATGTATATTCATCTATAATAAATTTTAATACCTCATCTGAAAAAGTTATCATATCCTGAAGAGCCATCTTTGCATAAATTTCAGGTAATATATGAGTGTTACATATTATCAACTTATCCTCTAATGATAAATTAGTGAATTTTATCCTATGTACACGGTCTAATAAAATTTTATCAATTGCTTCAACGTCATTATAAGATAATATAAATAATGCTTTGGATAAATCAATATCTACTCCTGTAAAATATTTATCCTGGAAACAATCATTTTGTGCAGGGTCTAGCAAATGCGTTAGAATACCAACTATCTCTTTTCCGTGTTCCGTACGACTTATTTTATCAACTTCATCTATAAAAATGATTGGATTCATACACTTTTTATCAATCAAAATTTGCACTATAGAACCCCATGTTGAACCAACATATGTATAATTATGTCCGTGTAACGTGCTACCATTACTATCACCTCCCATTTGAATCATCGCAAATGGCCGACTATTACCATTCTCATCTTTTAAACAATGAGATAACCCACGTTTTGCTAATGAAGTTTTACCAATACCGGGTGCTCCTTCAAAACCAAAACAATAACCGTCTTGTTTTCCAGTAAGCCATTGACCAATAATTCTTTCTATTTGTTTTTTGGCTTTATCATGTCCGTGAACAGCTTTATCTAATGTTATTTTTACATTTGTCATATAATCTTTTATTTGATTCATATCTTTATTTATGGATGTTATTGTTTTATTAATTATATTATTATTTTCTAATACATTATTGCTGCATATATTCGTAAAAGTTTCAATAGTATTTTCTGTTAAATTTGTATTATCATTTTTTTTACATAAAGATATAAATAATTCAATTTGTTTTTTTAATTGTTCCTTTGTTAAAGCATTTGTTTTTATTTGTTGTATTGTATATTTATTTAATAATTCATTTATAATTGTAATATTATTAATTAATTTCTTTTTGTCACCAATTACAAGATTTTCTTTAATCTTATCTATATATTCATTATTATCTTGTGTTTCTATTTGATGTTGTATTTTTTTAATATAATTTAATATTTCAATACTTGTATACGAATCTTTATTTGGTATTTCTGGTAATATTTTCTCAATATTTGTTTGTTGACACATTTCTTTAAATTTATTTCTAACATTATTCATAATATTTAGTATAGGTTCTCTCTTATAAACATTAAAAGGAATCTTTAATAATCCATCTAAGTATTGACGTGCTTTTGAACCAGAGTCTTCTGCCTTAGCCTTTACTTCTTTCAATTTAATCATTGCTTTTTCTTTTACAGTGTCTGATGCTTGCAATAAACATATCTGTTGTTCTAATGGTATTTTATTAATATCAAAATTAGATAAATCATTTGTATATTGTATTGTTTTTTTCATTGCTTGTTTAAAATATTGTTTAAACGACCACGGTAAACTATCAAAAAGTATTGTTTGGTCTTGTGTATCCACATTTCCATTTGAGTCATTAGAGAGAAGGTCATATAATAAATAAGCTAAATATTGGTTCTCATAATTACTAGAATGAATTAATAAATTTATTAATGTATTTCTTTTTTTGTACATATCATCTTGAACAAATTCTTTAACAACCTGAGATATTTGTTTTTGTTTAATGATACTATTATTTTCACTTATACATCCAGCAAATTTATTATATATATCTTTATGATTATCACATATAAAATAATCTTTTAATAATAATGAGGTTATAAATCTATTAAAATCATCAGAGTTAAATGTATTATCTTTCGGTTTATTTTCCAATATTTTTTGTTGTTTTAATGATATATATTTATTATTCAAAAATTCAGTTATAACATCGTCTACTATTCCAAAAACAATAAGGGTTTTTTTCAAAACGGAACTATATATGTAAACTTTCATTCCATATACTTTCATATGAAATTGTTTATAGTTGCTCCATACATCACTACATTGTAAATTATTTGTTATGTCATCAGATTTCTCTTCATTTTTTTTATTTTTAGTGTCATCTACAGTATTAACTAGTTTATAACTAGTTGGATGAAAATATTTTTTTAATAATTCAAATTTGTCTAGATCTTTTTCATCTGTTGGTATTTTATTATTATTACCAAAACAAATAGATATTAAGTCTTCTAAGTTTTCAGTTCCATAATTTTTAAATAAACTTGATAATTCATTATTTACAAACTGTAATCCATTGATTAATATTTCACTATTTTTGTTTTTAATTTCACTAAATTCGTATATTTTTTTACTAAGTTCGCCTAATCTTTCTATACAATTTCCAACATCGCTAATTCCTAAAATATCGAGAATTTTGTTTTTTTGGACGTGGATAATTGTTTTTTGAATAACATCTTTAAAAAAATTAAATTTTCTCTCTATTAAGGTAATAATATCATCATTTTTATTTTTTTGTATCATTTCATTTTTAATAACACTACTCTTTTGGGCCATTATATTCTTATGCTATTTTATTTTTTACAATATATATATTGATATATAATTTGATACTAATAAACTAAATTTTGAAATACTTACTATACCGTTAAATAAGTCAAAAATAATATATTATTAGATGTATATAAATACATTTATTTATATTAATATATATTCAATTAAAATGGGAATCCCAAGTTATTTTTCATATATAGTTAAAAATCATTCAAAAATTATTAAAAATTTAGAATCTAATAATTTTATTGTTAATAATCTCTATCTTGATTGTAATTCTATTATTTATGATGTTGTTCATAGCATTGATTTTACTAAATTAACGGATTCTGATGTAGATACAATAATTCGGGATGTATGTACTAAAATAGATGAATATATATATTTGTTAAAACCAGATAATAATGTTTTTATAGCGTTTGATGGTGTCGCTCCTGTTGCGAAATTAGAACAACAACGGTCTAGAAGATATAAATCTTTATATCAAAATAATATTGTTAAATCTATATATAAAAACACTAAACCAGACCCTTGGAATACGACTGCTATTACACCCGGAACAGTTTTTATGAAAAAACTTAACGATAAAATCAGAATTGTTTATAATAATCCTAAAAAATATAATGTTAAACAAATTATACTTTCACCTAGTGATAGGTTTGGTGAGGGAGAACATAAATTGTTTGATTATATTAGAACATTTCCTGAAAGTCACAAAGGTTTAAATACCGTAATATATGGGCTTGATGCAGACCTTATTATGTTATCAATAAATCATTTACCTATATCTGAAAATATATATCTGTTTAGAGAAACTCCTCATTTTATAAAATCCATTAATTCAGAATTGGAACCAAATGAATGTTATGTTATTGATATACCAGAATTAGCAAATACTATTACGCTAGATATGAACAATGGTCAATCATTAACTAGTCAACAACAAAAAAATCGGATATATGATTATATTTTTCTTTGTTTTTTCTTGGGTAATGACTTTATGCCACATTTTCCCTCCGTCAATATCAGAACAGGTGGTGTTGATAAAATGTTAAACGCGTATAAATCCACTATTGGTTCTACTGATTCTAATTTAACAGATGGTACAAATATATATTGGAAAAACGTTAGAAAACTAGTTCAGTTTCTTGCGGATAATGAGGAAGAAAATTTCAAGACGGAAATGAAATTGCGTAATAGAAGAGATAAACAACCTTCAAATGAAAATATCTCGCCTGAAGAGGCTTTAAAAAATTTTGATGCAATACCAACTTACGAACGATCTTTAGAAAAATACATAAATCCTTTCAGTGAAAATTGGCAAAACAGATATTATAAATGTATATTCAATGTGGATATTGATGAAGTTCGTAAAAAACAAATATGTGTAAATTATTTGGAAGGTCTAGAATGGACGATGAAATATTATACTAGAGGATGTCCAGATTGGAGATGGAGTTATAATTACGATTATCCGCCATTATTAACTGATTTAATACATTTTGTACCTTATTTTGATACAGAATTTATTGAAAATGTAAAACCAAATCCAGTGAGTGAATTAACTCAATTATGTTATGTATTGCCTAAACAAAGTTTATATCTATTACCAAGCAATTTATATAATAATTTAATAAATAAAAAGAGTGAATGGTATGATAATAATTGCGAATTTGTGTGGGCATTTTGCAGATATTTTTGGGAATCACACGTACAATTACCTGATATCGATATTAATGAATTAGAGAATTTTGTTAAAGAAAATGTATAATCTAATTTACATCTTTTTATTTATATTACAAGAGTGATTAGACCGAAGTCTTTCCATCTTTTCAAAATTATCTTCTCTTTCAAAATGAGGGGTTATATATTTTAGTATATCGGTATAAGTTAAATTATCTGTATTTTTCAACTTGAGAAGATTTGTTAACTTAATGTCACGATTAATATTGCGTCCATTCTCATTGTCTTGTAATTTGTTACTACGGATATAGTTATTAATATATGTAACCACTTCATTTTTACTCATCTCATAACCAGTTGGTTTTTTTAGAAACTCGGCAAGCTGATCACTAATACGAAAAGTTTTGACAATTTTTGATTTATTATCCATTATAACCAAATATTGTTGTTTTTACAATCTATTGAAATATGAATAAATAGTTATTCATATTTCAATTTTATTATAAAATTATGCATTCATTATTCCTTCTTAGTAGTATTCATCCGGTATAATTGGATTTAAACTTATTAATTCTTCATAAAAGAATTTTGGGAGTCACACGTACAATTGCCGCATATTGATATGAACGAATTAGAGGATTTCGTCAAAGAGAATGTATAATCCAATGTAATATTTAGATTTTATAAATAATTTAATTTGTATTATACATATTATATATAAATATGAATAATATTCAAACTATTACGTTAAACAATATAACAATTGATTACAAATCTT